GCAAGTAGCATCAAGATTGGAACAATTCAAACTTTGAAGTCACTTGGCCTACTCTCCGAAGTAATAACAATAACACAGGCTGAGAGAATATATGGAAAACGCCTAATAAAAGAATGGCGCGAAAAAAGCTGGATAAAACTTTATCCGGCAAGGAATAAGGAAAGGGGAAAATATTACGTAAAGAGGTCCGAAGTTGAAACGGCCAGTTCGATGATGGACATTTACAATAAATTACCTGATAACATCATTAGCCAAATTATAAAGAATGAATAACAAAATTCCCTCATCCCCTACCCTAGCTAAGCTTCAGGAAGAAATGGGGCGAAGAATGAAAGAACAGGAAGATAAGAGAAACAACTCTGTAAGGACTGAAATCAAATTCACTCCGGGAGGACCAAGGCCGACTACCGAAATAGACCTTGCTATAATGAAGGAATACGAGGAAGGCCGTTACTCCGGCGATTAATAACTATTTAAAACCAAAAGATTATGTCAAACGCTATTCAAGTCAAATTAGAAGATTTAAACTCTCTTCCGGCAACAAAGATTGTCGAGAATGAAAATGTAGAGAAGAAGTTCATCCAAATGTACAACGCAATTTGGGGCTCTCAGATGGGCGAACAAGTATATCACAAAGAAGTATTCAACTTCCAAAAGTTATTGCGTGAAAGCCCGGCTGTTGCAGAATGCAGCAAGATGTCTCTATACGGTTGCTTCCTTGACATGGCCGTAAATGGACTATCACTTGATAATACAAGCCATCCTCATTGTTACTTAATTCCTCGCAACGTAAAGACGGGACACAAAGATGAAAGCGGCAGAGATGTATATGAAAAACGCGCATCTGTATCTGTAACAGGTTACGGCGAATTAATGATGCGCATGCGTGCCGGGCAAATACGATATGCAGACAATCCGGTGATTGTGTATGAAGGTGATATCTTTTCAATTAGCCTAGACAACGGAGTTAAAAAGATAACCTATTCAGCTGCTATTCCACGTAAATCTAATAAAGTAATAGGTGCCTTTATTCGCATCGTTCGCTGTGATGGCTCTGAAGATTACCAATGGCTTCTTGAAGGCGACATCCAACGCCTAGCCAAATTCTCGGCCAAAAATAACTCCTATTACAAGAATGGCCAACGTGTGGAAGGTAAAGCCAATGACCTTTACTATTCACAAGACGGAGGCATTGACCCCGGATTCCTTGAAAACAAAATGATTAAGCATGCCTTTGACGCCTATCCCAAGGTACGTACCGGACAATATACAATCATGCAAAGTCAAGAAGAGGACGCAGTTATTGACTACGGAATTGAGACCGGTGAAGAAACTGACGATTATTCAAAAACGCCATTTGGAGAAGACAAACAGCTAGAAGCTCCGGTTCCCGTTCAAGTGGAAGTCACCGAAGCAGACGAAAACGAAGGATTTTAATAACTATTTAAAACCAATCATTATGTCTACAGAATTAATAAAAGTAGAAGAATTTTCATCTATTATGAAGACAGCTCCTGGTATGTTGCAACGCAATCAACAATCAGTAGAAGGAGCTAACAATGCAGGTCAAACGCTTCTTGATACAATAGAGGCCAATGGAGGTATGAACGACGCTCTTGATGCACAAGTTGCATCCTATCTTAATAAGATCAAGGTGACAAAAGATAATATGGAGGCCAGACGTAAGCCATTAACCCAGCTGTTTGATCAGATGCGTAAAGTATTCACATCACTTGAAAGCGAAGTCGACACAAAGAATATGGCTACTATTCCCGGTAGGCTTGTTGACATGCGTAATAGGTACGCATCGCAGAAAATAGCTGAAGAAAAAAAGCGCCAAGCCGAGGCATTAAGAATGCAGAATTTTAATAATGAAAAAGCATCGTATAAGAGTTCCTTGGAATTGGCTTTGAGTCACCACTACAATGACTTCTTCAATAATAAAAGCGCTCTCATTTCACAGGTCTGGAGCAATATCAATTTCGCAAATTTTGCAGAAAAGGCAAAAATGATTCAAGAATGGCCTTTGGTATATCCTCAGGAGCATTTCAACATGTTCCGCGATACATTCTGCTCTATCTATCTGGACCCGGAAACCAAAGCAGCCATCAAGGCAGAAGTGATGAGAGGAAAGTATGATTCATTTGCCAAACAGTATAGATTCGACATGGAAGATTTAAGGCAGTCATACATCGATCGCCTGCCATCCCTTCAAAAAGAGCTCGAGGAAACCGAAAGAATCCGAAGAGTTAACGCAGAAGAAGCTAAACGCATCGAAGCTGAACGCAAGCAGAAAGAACTGGAAGAACAAACCAAACGTGATCTCGAAGCTAGGCAACAACAAGAGCGTGCCAAAGCAGAGGCAGAAGCATCCGCACAGGCAAGCCAAATGAATTCACTCTTTGACTCTGCAGCAGCTGCCACCATTGCGCCAACTCCTGTGAAAGCTAAAATCACAGAAAAGATACAGGTGCTACATCCGGCCGGCATCATTGAGATATACCAAATGTGGTGGATTAATGAAGGGCAAAACCTTCCTATTGATGAGCTTGAAAAGATTCATAAGAAAATGATAACCTTCTGCGAAAAGAAGGCAAATAAGGATGATGAGCGCATCAAATCACAGTACGTGCAATATATCGAGGATGTAAAAGCAAAGTAAGATGAGCAATCCTGATACATACTTTCTCCGCAAAGAAGTGAGCAACTCAGACCTGACAGAATTAAAGAACTTCCTTTATCCTCGTACACAATACGGGGATAAGGAGAAGGCCTTTAAGTTCGGGACTCTTATTGATGCAATGATTACTGAGCAGGATCGTGTCAATTACTACAAATTAACCGTGGATGATGTCGTGTATACAAAGGAAGATTTTGAGTTAGCTACAGAGATGAAAAAAGCGCTCCGGATGGAAGCAAGAAAAGATCAGTTTCTGGCACAAGTACTTGAAAAATCAGACACTCAAAAGTTCATGATCAACAAGAATCAAGAGTTTGAGTACGGGAATTTCAAATACACTCTTGACACGCGTTGCAAATGGGATTGGTGGCTTGCACAATTCGGTTTTGGCGGAGATCTAAAGTCAACATTTGCCGAATCACAGAAGCAATTCAATGAAGCAATTGATTTCTTCGATTGGGATCGTTCACGCGCTTGGTACATGGATATCGCCGGAAGTAATCAAGATTTCATCTATGCTATCTCCAAGAAGAACCTAAAAATATTCAAAGCCTTCATCAAAAGAGGAGACCCGATATATTTGAAAGGAAAGGAGAAGTACGATGAACTAGCCTTCAAGTACTGGATGCTACTAACTTAATAATAGAATAAACAATGAACCTCAACATCACACCAAAAGACCGGATATTCTCCGAACTAACCGCCATAGACGGTTTCCTGAATATCACCATGAGCGAAAACCCGGAAGAAGCACTGCAAAGAGGCAATGATCTAACCGCCTATATTGCACGCACAGGTAAACTACTTGCAGATGCCAAATACCATCTTAATGAGTCGAAGAACTCCGAAGTAATGGAAACATTAAGGGAAACCGCTAAAAATGCCAAAGCAACAGCTAAGGCCGTCAACGCTCTAGTTGATTCTATCTGTCGGGAAGAGCAATATCTGGTTGATTGGTGCGAAAGAGCAAATCGAGCTGCTACCCATCAGCTTTCATGGTGTGTAACTGTAATCAGCAAGGCCAAAGAAGAAATGAAAATGGCCGGATTTAATAACAACAACGTAAAACGAAATTTCAATGAATAAACGAGATTCCATCAAATGCATTTTCTGGTTTGTCATAGCGATCCTACTGATTGGTACCGGAAATGCGCAACCACTTAAAAGCGGTATTGCTGCTTTAGGGTGTCTAATAATAATCAGCCTTGCAATATACTCTATCGTCAAGGCAAAAGACGAAAACTTCTAATGAGATGGAGAAGTGGCGGAATTGGTAGACGCTAACGACAATACTAAGCCAGTCAAGCGGTTCGGAGGCTGCAAGCAACCCAAAGACCGAGGTTGCAATGCCCGAAGAAATATCCGATACTGGTTTGCAGGTTCGAATCCTGTCTTCTCCACAATATCAATTTTGATAGAATATAAAAGCAATAATCAGCATGGAAAATCCTAAAAATGTAATCGAAAAGGCTTCTTTGAGAGCCGATCGATGCGAGGTAACTTACAAAGAGAAGTACACCGAAGCAAACTACACAAATGAAGTAAGCAAGAAATGTGATCAAATCATTCATAGCGATTTGAAAGCAGCTTTTGCAGCTCTCGTTCCTTTCCTGGTAACAGTTACAGAACAGCCGGAAGCAAAATTATTTAATCGTTCAAATATCGACAGTGTTCCCACTGAAGACATTCAAAAGGAAATAGATAAATACGTTGTCACCGGTTACTCCCATGGAGGAAGTGATGAATCTGCAGGCGTGACAATCATTGGCCAAAAGATTCTCAAGTCCGGGCAAGTGCTCAATCTCATTGCTCCATTTACCAAATTTTCTTCTGATGATTCCGTAGATGGTTACTCTTATGGTTCAGAGCTTGATTTAGCTATTCAACGCTGCGACTGGGAAGTATCCGAGTATTTATTCTCTGAAAAATACGGTGTCAAACAAGAGCAGTTAGATTTCGAATCCGATACACCGGTTGATGCCAATATTGAGCCAAAGAAGAAAGGCAAGGGAAGAAAGAAGATAAACATAGAGGAAGCAAAGGTATTTGACGAAACGGCGTAATTAGTAACAAATGGAGTGTCGACAAGGCACTCCATACAATAAACCAAAGGCGATGAATATTATTCTAAAAGACAACATGTTTGAGCTACAATTCAAGTACAGACCTATCATCGTTGATAGAATCAAACAGATAGAGGGTCGCAAATACGATGCAATCAGGAAGATATGGAAAGTTCCGGCATCCAAAAGAGTCGAGCTCGAACGTTTAGCATACCAAATAAGACAAATAGAACCGGTTACATGGGGAGGCGATCAATCAGCACATTCGCGTGAAGAAGAAAAAACGTATGATCTTCCCGTTCTTCGTCCTCTTGACCGTCCTCACGGTTTAAAAATAACTCCATACCCTTATCAGCTAGAAGGAATACAGCGTGGACTAGAGTTTAAGCGATTCATGAACACGGACGAACCTGGTCTGGGCAAGACCCTGCAGTCAATTGCAACTATTAACATAGCCAATGCTTTTCCTTGCTTGGTCATTTGTCCTTCATCTTTAAAAATCAATTGGGAGCGTGAATGGCACAAGTTTACCGATAAAAAAGCAATGGTATTATCTGATAAGGTACGCGACACATGGCCGTTCTTTTGGCAAACAGGTATGTACCATGTATTCATTGTCAATTATGAATCACTGAAGAAATACTTTGTGCAGCGAATTAAGAAATCAGAGGGTTGGACCCTTCGCGATGTTGAGTTCAGACAATCAATCAGTCTTTTTAAATCAGTTATCATTGATGAAAGCCATCGTTGTAAATCATCCTCTACCCAACAGGCCAAGTTCTGCAAAGGTATTTGCAAGGGTAAAGAATACATCATTGAATTAACTGGAACGCCCGTTGTAAACAAGCCAAAGGATTTAGTTCCTCAACTGTCTATACTTGATCGTATGGATGATTTCGGCGGTTATAAAAACTTCGTTGACCGTTTTTGTTCCGGACCAAACGAAGCAAGTAATCTGAAAGAACTCAATTACTTACTCTGGACGCATTGCATGTTTCGCCGTGAGAAATCACTTGTGCTTAAAGATCTTCCCGATAAAGTACGTCAGGTTCTCACATGCGAAATAACCAACCGAAAAGAATACAAGGATGCGGAAAGCGATCTCATTAGCTATCTACAAAAGTATAAGAATGCGGATGATGAGAAGATTGCGCGTGCAATGCGTGGAGAAGTGATGGTACGCATCAACATACTTCGTCAGGTTGCGGCCAGAGGAAAAGTAAAAGAAGTTATTGAGTTTGTAAAGGACTTCCGGGAGAACGGGCAAAAGATCATTCTTTTTTGCTCGCTTCATGAAGTTGTAGACCAGCTTAAGAAACATTTTCCTACGGCTGTATCAGTTACCGGAAGAGATTCATCAGAAGAAAAACAGGCTGCTGTAGACTCCTTTCAAAAGAACCCGAAAACAGACATTATAATCTGTTCGATCAAAGCTGCCGGAGTCGGGCTTACGCTTACATCATCCTCGAACGTGGCCTTTGTTGAGTTCCCATGGACGTATGCAGACTGTTGCCAATGCGAAGATCGTGCCCACCGTATCGGACAAAAGAATTCGGTTACAGTTTACTATTTCCTGGGAAAAGGAACAATCGATGGGAAAATATATCGGATCATCCAAACCAAGAAAAGCATTGCTAATGCGGTGACCGGTTCCACTGAGGCCATTGAAGAGAATATTGTAGATATGATTGCAAACATCTTTAATTCAAATGACAATGAAGAAGACGAAGAAACTTTTTAAAGCGATTAATCAGATTACGCTTGAATCAATCGCTTATATAATATGTATAGCATTTATCGCTATAGCTTCCTACCTGATTTATTACGCAGCGAATCTTTTATTTTACTGCTCATGAAATACGTAATCACTCAGGTGAAATACTGTACTGAGGAAGGTATTCTGATGGTGGAATGTGATTCTTATCGGGTCCTATACACTACAGACAACCTTTCTCATTTAAGAGGAAAGCTTCACGCTGCTTTTCCGTGTAGAAATATCTATTTCATTTATTACGAAATACATGAAAAAAGAAACTAATAATTTTAAATAGAGTATTATGAAAAGAATGATTGACCCCGTGAAACTATGCATGAACTTAGTGCTAGTCTGTTGGACGCTCTTTGTTGCGCTAGTTGCTAGTGTTAGTTTTATTCTTTTTTTATTAACTCAAAATAATTGAAAGTATGGATATAAATTACGGTCATATAGCAATTATATCAGAAGCACTTTGCTGGGCTGATCAAATGTTTATCATGAAGATACAAGAGCTTAGAGACAATGGACTTGACAATGTAGCTAAGTCTTATGAACAAGACAAAGAAAAAGTAAAAGAAGCTCATGACTCTCTTCAACTCATCAGAAAGGAACTTCACTTAAAAGATGATTATGCTTATAAAGAAAAATTTGGAAAATAATATTTAACTCAAAAATAGCAAGATATGAGCAATAAAGGACTAGAAAGAATGCAAATCCTTATGAATGAAATTAGGGCATGGTCTGATTTGCAATTCGACAACGGTATTTTTAGACCTTCAAGGTCGTTAGCTATAAGCAAACATCTACAAAGGGAGGCAAAGGAGCTTACAGTAGCGCTTGAAAAATATGGCGAATCAGGATGTTATGCGCCTGTTATGGAAGAATTAGCGGATGTATTGATATTACTCCTAGACGTCGCGACACATACTGGTAATGACGTTGATGCATTGGTAACAGCCGCAAACAACAAGCTGCAAATAAATAAAAAAAGGAAATGGGGAGAGCCTGATACAGAAGGTGTTATTGAGCATATTGATAATGATGATTAACGTAAAATTAGATGAAATGAAAAATTGGAAATATGAAAAAGTACCCGAACCATTTAATACGGTTGAGGGACGAAATTTTAAAGTCTATGAGGACACTGAAAATAAGTTCCCTATCTGCTCATTACCATGCTCAACAGCTGAAACGCAGTCAGTACAGTTGATTGATAAGCAAAAACGGAACGCGCGTATAATTGCAGCAGCTCCGGAGATATTGGATGCTTTGATTTTGATGTACGAACAATTTAAAGATTCCATCGGGAATAACGAAAACGCTTATGATGCAATAGCTGTCAAGAAGGCACAGAAAGCAATTAATAAAGCATTAGGAATTAACGAATAATTAACCAGATATGAACAAGAAAAAGAATAAAGATGATCGCAAGGTATTGACTTTAC